GTCGCTACGACATCTGGATGTGGATCAATGGCGGTCCTTCTGCGTCACCCCGCGAGAAGGTCGGAACGGCGGTAGTGACATGACGGTACGACGCCCCATGCCCGAGCAGGAGTACGGCACCGAGTTCGCCGGAGTCGTTCGAGACAACACCCTGCCGCCGAAGCCCACCGTCGAGGATCTTACTGCTGCTGAGAAGCGAACCCTGATCGTGACAACGGGGCAGGCGACTGACCCTACAGCGACTGCGCGTCAGCGGAACTTCTATGGCCAGAAGGGTCCCCAGCCTGCCGATCCCCCGCCGCCGAGGTACCCGAGGTGAGTGCCCAGCCAATCGAGACCGAGGGGCTCATCTTCGACAAGATGCGCTACTTCGAGGAAACTGGGTATTTTCCACACCAGGGGCAGAACGTCATCCACTTGAGCAACGCCCGTCACCGAGTACTCTGCAACGGTCGACGGTGGGGCAAGACTCTGATGGGAGCAAAGGAGGTAGAGCCCCAGGCCTTCGTGAAGAACCGCTTCGGTAATGCTCAGCGTGGTTGGATCGTTGGTCCCAACTACACAGACTGCGAGAAGGAGTTTCGCGTAGTCTACGACACGTTCAAGTCGCTTGGTGTGGACAAGATCTCTTCGAAGTTCACTAACAACGTCGAGAACGGCAACATGCACATCACCACGAACTGGGGGTTTGACCTTGAGTGCCGGTCGGCGCAGCATCCAGAGAGTCTGGTTGGCGAGGGTCTTGACTTCGTTCTCATGGTCGAGGCTGGACGACACCACCGGCGCACCTGGGCCCAGTACATCCGCCCCGCCCTCTCAGACAAGCGAGGTTGGTCCATTCACTCGGGGGTACCGGAGGGGACGTCACAGGAGAGCCTCCTCTACCACCTCTGGAAGCGAGGACAAGACCCCCGAAACGTAGCGTGGCAGTCTTACCGGATGCCAAGCTGGACCAACAACATCATCTTTCCTGGGGGGCGGAATGACCCGGAAATCCTCGAAGCCGAGTCGGATCTTACTCCGGATGAGTTCGACCGTCAGTACGGTGCGCTCTTCGTCGAGCGCGTTGGTCGAGTCATGCAGGAATGGGACGACGATCTCCACGTCAAGAAGCTCCAATACAACCCAAACTGGCCTTTGTACCTGGCGATTGACTACGGGTACACTAACGACTGGGTGCTACTGTTCATCCAAGTCGACCAGTGGGAGAACGCATACGTGATCCGCGAGATGCGGTGGAAGCTGAAGGACACCGAGGCGATCGCCGAGGAGCTCATGGCCCACCCTGTTCTCGCTCCACTGATGCGCAAGGCAGTGGCAGTCTATCCAGACCCTGCTGCTCCGGATGACACTGCGATCTTCACGCGCAAGACGGGCATACCCGCACGCGGAAATACTGGGGGCGAGATTAAGACTCGGCTTGCTATGGTCCGCAAGCGGCTCAAGGCTCTACCGGAGCATGCCGACCCGGAGGATCAGCAGCCCGGGTTGCTCGTGGATGAGTCATGCACCATGCTCATTTGGGAGATGCGCGAGGGGTACAGGTGGCCCGAGCATCGTTCGGAGATCCGCAACGAGAGTGAGAACCCTCTCGACAAGGACAACCACGGGCCTGAGGCCCTGGGTCGGTTCGTCAAGGGTTACTACGAAGTCCAAGGCGAGGGCAAGGGCCGCTCTGCCATGACCAAGGCAAGTTACAGGAGGAGGTGACATGGTCAACACCCCGTACTCGACGGTTGCCCCGTACCTATCGGACATACCGCAGTGGGTACCCGAAGAGGAGCAGGAGCGAGTCGCCTCATACCTCCAGTACGACGACATGTACTGGTCGAACAGCAACGCCTTTCGTCTTGCGTTGACTGATGACGAGGCCGGTCCGATCTACGTGCCCAAGGCGCGGACGGTCGTCGACACGACATCGCATTACCTGCTCAAGGGGTTGACCATCACGGCTCCTGAGGGCAATGCAGGGATGAGCGGAGCGCTCACTGACCTGTTCGCCCGCGAGCGCCTCTACTCACGCATTCATCTTGCCAAGCACTCGGGGGTTTCACGAGGCGACTGGTTGCTCCACATCAGCGCTGACGAGACCAAGGAGCAGGGATCGAGAATTTCGATCAACACCGTTCACCCCGCAGCCTGGTTCCCGGTGTACGACGACTGGGACCCCGAGAAGCTAGTTCGAGTTCACCTCGCAGAGATCTTCGAGCAGCGCAAGGATGGTCGGCTCAATACCTACATCCGGAAGCTCACGTACGAATACGTGGTCATTGCCGGCAAGCGCCGAGTCCAGGTGTCCGAGGGCTTCTTCAAGGAGCAGGACTGGTTCGACCCGGCAAAGCAAACGGAGATCAAGAACCTGATCCGTTCTCGGGTACTGCCCGAGCGGATCACAGTCATCCCCGTCTACCCCTTCAAGAACATCGAGTGGCAGGGTGAGGACTACGGGTCCTCGGAGCTGCGCGGTTTCGAGCGGTTGCTTCAGGCAATCAACCAGAGCATCACAGACGAAGAGGTTGCCCTGGCACTCGAGGGTCTCGGTGTTTACGCCACAGACGCTGCGGGACCCATCGACCCTGAGTCAGGTAAGCGGGTACCATGGGAAATCGCGCCTGCTCGGGTCATGGAGGTCCCGACTGGGTCGTACTTCAAGCGAGTCGAGGGTGTGGGAAGCGTTACTCCCATGCTCGACCATGTGAAGTACATGCAAGAGGCATTGTACGAGGCCTCTGGCACCTCGGACATCTCGCGAGGGGTCGTCGATGTCCAGGTGGCCCAGTCGGGAATCGCCCTCGCTCTGAAGTTTTTGCCTACCCAGGCCAAGATTGAGGAGCGCGACAACGCTGGCGTCGAGGGGCTCAAGCAGTTCTTCCATGACTGGAAGTTCTGGCACGCAGAGTACGAAGGGCAAGATTTCGGTGATGCCGAGGTTGTCATCGGACTCGGTGCCAAGCTGCCTCAGGACGACACCAAGACGCTCAACGAGCTGAACAACATGCTCGACCGCGGCGTCATCGACACCAAGTTCTACCGGGAAAAGATGGCCGAGATTGGCTACGAGTTCCCGGATGACATCGAGACTCGGATCGCCGAAGAGGCGAACAAGAAGTTCGAGATGGCGCAGAAGATGGCTTCTCTGAACCAGACCAATGCGGAGGCCAATCAATCTGCAGGTGAGGGTAAGTCCGGTGTAGCCGGGCGCCCTCCCACACCCCAGACTCGGGAGCGAGTGAATCGCTCTCGGAACAAATCCAAGCCGAATGAGTCGGCTGGAACCGAGGCGAAGTGAGATACTTCGTCACAACGAAAGGACCCGAGATGGGCACCCAGATCGACAACCCGTTCAGCCTCCCTGAGTGGCTCCTCGAGCCATCCTGGATTCGGTTCGCCGAAGACAACGATGGTGACAACGAGGACGACGACGTCGATGACAACGATGACGACGAGAACGAGGATGACGACGACGAGGAGGACGACGACGCGAAGTCGAAGGCCAAGAAGTCGAAGGATGCCGAAGACACCTCGGGCCTGAAGTCGGCGCTCGGCAAGGAGCGCACGGAGCGTAAGCGCCTGGAGAAGGAAGCCAAGGAGCTACGCAGGTTCAAGGAGACGCAGGAACGCAAGGGGAAGTCGGAGAGCGACAACGCCAAGGCAGATGCTCAGAAGGCCACCGAAAAGGCCGAGCGTCTAGCTGCGAAGCTGCAGACCAACCAGGTTGACCTGGCCATCATCAAGGCGGTCCAGAGCGACCCGAAGCTCAAGTTCCGCGACATCGACGACGCCCTCTCCCTAGTCAAGAGGGGCGACATCGAGGTTGAGCAGGACGAGGACGATCCGAGCGAGATCGATGTCGACTCGGACAGCGTCGTGAAGGCGCTTCTGGCCCTCGCCAAGCGGAAGCCACATCTCCTTGTCGCTTCGTCTGACGAAGACGATGACGAGGATGACGAGGAAGACGAGGACGTATCAGAGCTTGAGCTGATCCGTCGTAGTCGACGCACTGCCACCGGGTCCAAGGTGGGGTCACGCGGGACGCGCGACAAGGGCAAGATCAAGGAAGAGGAGCTGTACAAGACCTACCCGGCACTCGCTGCGGGTCGGCCGTCCCCGTTCTTGAAGTAGTACCCTGCGCTTGTCGCGCTAGGGACCGCATCCGAAACAGAAAGTCAAGGAGGGAAGTACCCAGATGGCACGCATCGACAAGACCAACTCGGCGATCGGTGTTTTCCGGGCTCCTCTGGCCGCTGACTACACCGGAACCGAGACCCCCGTGGGTGTCGGCCTGGATGTCAACGGTCGAGTGGTCGCGGGAGCCGGTCAGTCGGGCATCGTCGGCATCCTGTGCCGGCCCCCGGCGAACCCGGCGACGCCGCTCCTGCCCTACAAGGCGGGACTGCCGGTCGACGTGCTGACCGCCGGTGAACTCGTCGAGTTCGCTGGTGTGGCCGGCACGCGATACACGGTCAACACGACGACGGGCGTCATCTCGTCCGCTGCTGCGAGAGCCACGCAGATCCCGGTCGGCTGGACCGTCGAGGCGACCCGCCTCGTCGTCCGAGTCGGTGCGGCCGTCAGCTGACCTGGTCGTCAGACCTAACAGTTCAGAAAGGAACAAAGTGAACACCATGACTGACGACCTGCGCCGCGACCTCATCGCGTACAGCGGGATCGACCAGACCCTCGCGTTCAAGACCATGTCGCTGGGCCTCGAGCTCGGTGACATGCAGATGGCGGAGCGCGGATTCAACGAGCTGGAGGGTGTGATCCGGCAGTCGCTCGACGGCGCGGACCTCCGGACGATGTGGCGCGAGTTCCAGGCCACCCTGGCTCTCTGGAACCGCCAGCGCCAGCCCCTGATCAACTTCCTCACTCGGAACGTCACGGCGAACACGGAGCGAGTGTTCTACCCGGTGTCCGAGAACTTCGAGGAGGCCACCGAGTTCGGAGAGCCGAAGGGCATCCGGATCGGCAAGCCCTTCGTCATGGGCTTCGACTTCCGCTGGTACGACGTTGCCATCCGCTACACGTGGATGTTCCTCGCCGAGTCGGACGCCGAGCAGATCCGGGCGCTGAACAACACCGCTCTCGAGGGTGACAGCAACCTGCTGTTCACCAAGGTCATGAAGACCCTCTTCAACCCGACCAACTCGTCTGCGGTCATCAACGAGCAGAATGTCAACGTCTACAAGCTCTACAACGCGGACGGCACCGTGCCGCCCAACTACAAGACGTTCACGCACACCTCGGCTCACACGCACTACATCACCTCCGGTGCGGCCACGATCGATATGGGTGACATGACCCAGATCTCCGATCACCTCTACCACCACGGCTACTCGGTGAGCAGCGGCAACCGGCTGATCATGCTCGTGAACCGCCAGGAGGGCGCGGTCATCCGGAAGTTCAAGGTGGCTACCGGCGCGGACTTCGACTTCATCCCCAGCTCCAACTACGGGGGCGGCGTCATCCTTCCGACCGGGCAGATCATCGCCCAGCCGGGTGGTCAGGTCCCGGGAGAAATCGGCACCTACGGCCCGTGGCACGTCGTCGAGGACGACTACATGCCCGCGGGCTACGTGGTCGGCTTCGTCACGGGTGGGGAGCAGAACATCCTCAACCTGGTCGGCATCCGTGAGCACGAGAACGCAGGCCTCCGTGGTCTCCGCCTCGTGAAGGGGCCGGACAGGGACTACCCCCTGACCGACTCGTTCTACCTGCACGGCTTCGGCACGGGCATCCGCCACCGCGGTGCTGGTGTGGTCATGCAGATCACCGCTTCCGGCAGCTACACCACGCCGGCCGCGTACGTCTGATCCACCCCCTGAGCTGGGCAGCCCCCTGAGGTTACTCCCCCGTGACTCGGGGGGCTGCTCCGTTCGCCCCACACCAGAAGGGAAGTGACGCGGTGAGCCGCGAGATCGACACCAGCAAGAGCCTTTCGGACGACGACAAGCTGTACCTTGCCCAGCGAGGCCAGCTGTCGACCGACGTGATGTCCGTCCAGGAGCAGCGCGAGCTGCTCGACCCGGAGAATGCAGGGCCCAGTACCCTGCAGCTCGCCAACACCGGCACGGTCGCCACCATGACCGTGGAGGAGCTCGAGGCCGCCCTGGCCGACAAGCGGAAGGCCCACGAGGAGACCGATCCTCAGAAGCTCTTCACCAACCCCGGCGGTCTCGCGGGTGCTGCTGCCAGCAGCGACTCGGACGAGGACGACGAGGAGGCGCTCGAGGCCCCGTACGACCAGTACACCAAGGGCGAGCTCAGCGCGGAGCTCATCCGTCGCAACGAGACCCGCTCGGACGACGACCAGTTGCCCATCTCGGGCACCAAGCAGGAGCTGGTCGACGCGCTGGACGAGGACGACTCGGAGCAGGGGTAACCCATGGCCTTCACTGACGTTGACCGGGTTCGTCTGAACATCGGGGAGGTCATCCCTGCCGATGGCACGGCGGACGACACGATGTTCACTGACGCGCAGGTCCAGTCCTTCCTGGATGGTGTGGGCGGCAGCATTTCGGGCGCCTCACTTGCCGGGTGGCGGGCCAAGGCTGCTGAGTACAGCAACCTGGTCGACGTTGGTGAGGGTAACTCCCAACGCGCGATGTCGGACCTCTACAAGGCCGCCCTTGACATGGTCAAGTACTGGGAAGCCCAGGTCTTGTCCGAGGAAACCACCGACGATTTCGAGGGGAAGACGGGTCGAGTCGTCATCGGTGAGATCTCCAGGAACAAGAGGTACCGCTAGTGGTAGCAAGAAACCGGCAGGAGACCCGAGTCCAACGACGGCTCCTTCGGAAGTTTGTTGATGCCGAGCCAGCTGACATCGTACTGTTTCGTCCAACCATGACAGGAACAGTCGCTGGCGGTTTGGTAAAGGGTACACCCACACCTTTGGCAGCTCAGCACTTTCGCTTGGTGCCATTCAAGAAGCGGTTGACTCAGATCACGCGAGACACCCCCGATGGCAACATCATCAATCTTGCGTACGTGCTCATCGGGGAGTGGGATGCTGACGTAAAGCCGGGCGACTACTTCGAATGGGAGAACGGGGTTTACGACGTCCTCTCGATCGAACCGAACCGCTCGTACCGCACGGCAGCAAACATCACCTATCGGGGTCAGTCCGACGAAGTCTGGGGGTAAGCATGCCGATCCGGGTACCAAGGACCGGTCGGTTTGGTGCTAATCCCAAGGGGTTTCGCCCGTTCAGCGACGGGCTTACACCAGGTATCTTAGCGTACGAAGTGACCCTCATGCACACGATCTACCGGGTCATGCGCGAGTACGCTGAGGAGATGGAGCAGTACATGCAAGACAATGCTCCTTGGGAAGACCAAACTGGTGAAGCCCGTGCTGGGCTGGGAGCAGTAGTTGATGAGCACCCAGTCCGACCAGAGATTATCCTCTATCACACCGTGAGTTACGGTAAGTGGTTGGAGATTCGCTGGAACGGGTTGTACGCAGTGATCATGCCAACGATCGAAGACATGGGGCCTGGCCTCATCCGTAGACTGGAGGAGGCGCTATGACGGTACTGGAGAGGGTCTGGGTGTACGACACCCTTCGACTCAATCCTGCCCTGGCGACTCGCTTCGGTACTCGGATGATTCAGGGGGAGAGTCTGGCAAAACCCCCGGCTGTCAAACCCTTCCTAGTGTACCGGATGGGCAACAGCTCACCGGACAACGTTCTTCGTCAAGCTCGGAGGCAGTACTTCACTGTCTACCTGCACGACGAGGCCATGCCTGGGGCCTACGAAGTCAACATCGATCCTGCGGTACAGGAAGTGATCGACGCCTTCACGGCGGCACCACCTGCTCCAGAGTATCACATCTTGGAAGCAAGGTACCTGGAGCACAGCTCCGACCAAGATGACCGGGAGATGGGAACCATCCTCCGGTACGTCCGGTTCCAACTCATCCAGTCCTCTTGGACGTAGAAAGGAAACGCAGATGCCCAAGCTTCAGTACGTGGGCCAGTCCCACTTCCGCGAGATCTCCGCGGCCAACTTCACCAGCATCGGGGCGGAGGGTCAGAAGAAGATCCTGGTCGCTCGTCACGACGTCTTCCCGGAGCAGAACCCGAACAACGTGCCGACGGAGGTCGAGGTCAGCGACGAGGCCGCGAACTGGCTCCTCGCCAACGAGTCCAGCGACTGGAAGGTCGTCGAGGACGCCCCTGCGAGCGATGCGAGTGCGAGCGCATCGACGGACTCAGCGTCTGGCGCTTCCAGAGCTGGCAAGAAGTAAAGCGGTAAGCGCGCCTGCCCCATTTCAAGGGGGCGTCAACTGATCGACGCAGGGAAAAGGAGGGAAGTGCATGACGGAAGTCGATTTGGCTTGCCCACACCGAGCACGTCATGCGGTCCTCTACCCTGAAGAGCACCTGGTCGAGATTAAGTGCGACCGGAAGTTTTGCGGGGCGGGCCCGGGACGGGTCGTATTGCACCGATGGAACACCCAGACCGGCGAGCCACTGGAAACCCTGAGGCTCTCAGAACCCCCACGAAGGAAGGAACTACGCAATGGCACTGGCAACTAAGGTCCTGCCCTATGGCCTCCGAGATGTCCAGCTCCGCGCGATCAGCGCTGCTGGTGTGGTCAGCACGACCTCCATCGACCTCCCCGTCGCCCGGACGCTGAAGTTCAGCGAGACCGAGGACTTCGAGGAGCTGCGCGGTGACGACAAGGTCGAGGCCTCACACGGCGCCGGCCCCATCGTCGAGTGGGATTTGGAGGGTGGAGGTATCAGCTTCGAGGCCTACGCACTCCTCGCCGGCGGAACGGTCACTTCGTCCGGAGTCACTCCAGCTGCGAAGAAGACCTACAGCAAGCTGGTCACCAACGCGCGTCCGTACGTCCAGATCGAAGGCCAGGCCATCTCTGACAACGGTGGCGACATGCACGGCGTGATCTATCGTGCGAAGGCCGACGGAGCGCTCGAGGGCACGATGGGCGACGGAACGTTCTGGCTTACCTCTGCCAGCGGCAAGGGCTACGGCGACTCGTCCGACAAGCTCTACGACTTCGTCCAGAACGAGACTGCGATCGCCATCGTCACCGGCCCGTAGTACAACTTCATAACAACTGAATACAGGCACCATCACCACTACCCCACCCCTCGCTTTATTTTTTCAATAATCACTCACTCTCGCCCCCCCCTATAGGGGGCGACGAGTGATGCGAGTTGATAATAAAAAAAAGCAGGTGCGGGTTGAGTAGGTGAGTACACAAAACACCAAGATCCCTGAGAGGACTAAGATCATGGCAAGTGGAGACCCTCGCAAGAGGACAGGAACCAAGAAGAGCCCCTCCGGAATGGGGAGGGCACGCCCGAAGCCCACGGCGGTTACTTCGGCGAGCGAGTGGCTCGAGGAAGCAGAAGGTCAGCTTCTCGAGCTGCCCAGCGGCAAGGTTGTCCGGGTCATCATGCCCGGTATGCAGGCCTTTCTCAAGGCCGACATCATCCCCAACGAACTCATGCCCATCGTCATGGCAGCAATCGACGAGCAGAAGCCCATGTCCTCTGAGGACGCGGCGAAGCTGGCCGAGGACCCCGAGATGCTGTTCAAGATGGCTGAGGCTTTCGACAAGATCTTTGTGTACTGCGTCATCGAGCCCCGGTTCGAGCTGCCTCCGGATGAGGACGATGTCAAGGTCTGGAATGAGCGGCACCCCGACGAGCAGGTCCGCGGCCCCGCCGAGCTGAGGGTGGATGGGACCCTCTACAGCGACCGAGTGCACATGGACGACAAGTCCTTCGTGTTCAACGTCGCCGTGGGTGGTACCCGCGACCTCGAGCAGTTTCGTGCGGAGTCCGCTACGCAGATGGAAGCTATACAGGCTCGCTCAGGCCTGTAACTGCCGGCCAAGCGACCTGCTTGGTGTGGAGAACACTTACGCTGCGTACTGTCTTGACGAGGCCATCGTGGCGTTCGGTACTGCCCTCGAGAACGAACTCGAGACTGTCGCTTCAGCTGCTAAGACCGCCCGTGCTGCTGAGGGGGCCCAGAACTTTGTACTTGAGCGGTGGTTGAAGATCGGGATGTTTGCCGAGGAGACCACCGAGAAACCGAAGTTCCGCAATCCTGTTCCAACAAAGTAGAGGAGGTGACCGATGTCCGAAGACCTTGGTAGTGCACATGGTAGCGTAACGATCAACGCTGCTTCTGCACTCGCCACCTTGGCTGCACTGCGGCGTTCCAGCGCAGCCACTGTCGGTACGTTGAACACGGTCGGACGGGCATCAATCACCGCAGGGTTGGCCACGGCAGGAGTCGGAGCTGCTATTGCGGGGGTCTTCGCTCTCGCCGTGTCCAAGTCTGCCGAGATCGAGAAGAAGATCTCCTACATCACGGCTATCACTGGTGTCCACGGCAAAGAGGTGGATGTTGTCCGTGAGAAGATCATCCAGTTGGGCCAGGACTCGGCTTACACCGCGTCTGAAGTTGCTGATGGTTTCACCGAGCTGAGCAAGGCCGGTGCTACCACCAAGCAACTTGTCGGCGGTGTCGGCGACGCGATGATTACCCTAGGACAGTCTGCGGACATTGGCCTTGCCGATGCAGCGACTGCCCTCATCTCTATCTCCTCTACGTTCAACCTGCTGCCCAAGGATGCCGCGCACATTGCCGACGTCATGCAGGGTGCTGCTAACGCCTCCATCATCTCGGTTGAGGACATGGCAGTTTCGTTCAAGTACGCGGGCGGTGTTGCTGCGAACCTCGGCTTGACGGTCGATGAGACGGCTACTGCCATCGCGTTGCTCGGTAACGCAGGCATCAAGGGGTCGACCGCTGGTACCTCGCTGCGTCGTATCTTCCTTCAGCTCACACCGCGCACGAAGGAAGCTGCGGCAGAGATGAAGGAACTCGGCATCATCACGAAGGACGGTAGCAACCGTTTCTACGATGCCCAGGGCAATGCCAAGAAGCTGTCGGATATCACAGAGATCTTGCGTCAGTCGACTAAGAAGCTCACGCCTGAGATGAAGCAGAAGGCCCTCGCCACGATCTTCGGCGACCGAGCCATCAACTCTGCTATCGCTCTGTCGAAGGGTGGCTCGAAGGCGTTCAACGCCATGGGCGACTCTATCGCCAAGGTCAAGGCAGCGGACGTTGCCAAGAAGCGCCTGGACAACCTCTCCGGTGCATGGGAGATCCTCAAGGGCACGATCGACTCAGCATTGATCCGTGCGGGTGCGCCCGCGCAGAAGCCGCTGATGGAGATCGTCCGGCTAGTCACTCGGTTGGTTAACGCGTTCAACAAGCTCTCGCCTGGCACCCAGGCCATGATCGTTCGGTTCCTCCTCTGGACTTCAGCTATCCTCCTGCTCGTGGGTGGTATGCTGATCGTCATTGGAACGATCTTCCGTGCTGCTGCAGTCATCATGCAGTTGGTCAATGTGATCAAGATCGTCATGATGCAGGTCCGCCTGTTCATCGCGGTTTGGCAAGCGGCAAACGGGGCTTTCCTCCTGAGTCCCATCGGTCTGATCATCTTGGCAGTCATCGCTCTCGCGGTCGCCATCTTCATTCTCTGGAAGCGTAGCGAGACATTCCGGACTGCAGTCAAGGCCATAGGTTCGGTACTGGCCAACATCGGTAAGGCGATCTGGGCATTCCTTCAGCAGATCCCTGGGGCAGTCAAGGATGCCTGGGATGCGACCAAGAACTTCTTCGTTGGGCTTTACAACGCTGTCGCTGGGTTCATTACCTCAGCGGTCAATGTCATCAAGAACAATTGGAAGCTACTGCCCCTGATCTTCCTTGGCCCGTTCGGCCTCATCATTGCCCTGTTCATCAAGTTCCACGACCAGATCATGGGCGTTGTCGGTCGGCTCGTCTCGGGTGTGGTGAACTTCTTCGCCCAGCTTCCTGGCCGGATCGGATATGCACTGGGCTTTATTCTTGGCCTCCTCGTTCGGGCGGTAATCGCTTGGAACATGCTTCTGTTCAACGGCGCACGTCGTGCGGTCAACGCGGTAGTTAACTTCTTCAAGAACCTGCCCGGTCGACTTGCAGGAATCCTTGCTCGAGTTATCGCGTTCATCGTTGCTTGGGTACCTCGACTAATCGGTCTGGCAATTCGAGCAGGGCAAGGCTTCGTTCGAGGGGTCATCAACTTCTGGAAGAACCTGCCCAGTCTTGCCTGGGGCATCCTTCAGCGGGTCATCGGCTTTGTTACAACTATGCATAGCCGAGTCATCAACCTTGCTAGCCGCATCGGTCATGGCTTCGTTAACGGGATCGTCAACGTCATCTCTGGTCTTCCTGGGCTAGTGAGCGGCATCGTCGGGAGAACGATCTCTGCTTTCAAGTCCATGGTCAAAGGGGCGTTCGAGGCAGCCAAGAGCTTTGCCTCTGGCCTCTGGAACGGTTTCAAGAAGGGCTTGGGCATCAACTCGCCAAGCTTCATCGAGAAGCAGATGGTGCAGATTACCGATGTTACGGGGCAAGAGACTGACAATCTGCGCAAGCAGGTCAGAACGCTCCGTAGAGTCGGCGGTTCGCTGCCAGCAGTCGACACATCAAAGAGCCTTGCGGGGCTCCCTACAGGCTCTCTGCGTCGGCGAGATGGGAGTCCCCTCGTCACGCAAGGGGGCGATCGTTACATGACGGTCAATGTCAACCAGCCAGGTCGGCTTGAGGTTGGCCGGAGCTACGACCGTGCACTGAAGGAAACGGCCTACGCGAATGGGTGGACGAAGTGACTGTTACCACGGTTGTTGGCTGGAAGTACCGAGGCGTCGACCTCAACACTCTGGCCTGGAACATCAAGACTCGTGGCGGCAGCCGCATGGGTACGGCGGACCCTCGAGGTGAGAACCAGCTTATCCCAGGGGCCGTCGGCCGTCGGTTCTTGTACAAACAGCGAGACAGCCGCGTGATCACGCTCGGAATGTGGATGCGCGGGTCAGACACAGACGGGAACCGGCCTGCTGGTCGTACTGCCTTGGTCAACCAGTTCGACTACAACTGGGAGACTTTGTCTAACCTCTTCGATGCTGACGGGCAGTATCCCCTCCAGAAGACCATTCGTGTCGGCTCGGGCAGCACTCTGACAACCGTGACTGCGCAGGCAGAGTACTACGGGGGACTCGACCCCGAGATGAGCGACGAGTTCCTACTGGACTTCGCACCTCAGCTTTTGCTTGCCGATCCTTGGTTCTACAGTGCCCAGGTCGGCGGCTTGTCTGGTACCTTCACGGTTGCCGGGAATCGCCCGACTGAGCGCGTTGTCATCAACCTTGGCGCTGGACAGACCATCAGCTGGCAGGGCGGCGAGCGGTTCATCACCAACGGGTCTGGAGTTACTGTAGACATCGACTGCAAGGAGCGCTCAGCTTATGGCAGCGGTACCTACAGGAACGGGCAGATTACTCGAGACCGAACGACCGCTGACTGGTGTACCCTCAATCCGGGCTCAGTAACCTTCACTGGCTCGGGCACCGTCGCATACCAGGCGGCCTGGCGATGACCCTCGTTTTCAAGCCCTACATCGCAGTCGAGGTGTACGAAGATGACGGGGTGACCCTGATCGCTGAGCTCCCTCGCCGCTGGGACATCTCAGGGAGCGAGCCGCTCAACGTGCCTGGTGTGGGGCAGATCACGATTTCGCTGGATGACCCGGTACTTGCTCGGCATCCTGGAATCTTGAGTCTGGGAAATTGGGTCAAGTTCTACATCGGCGATGGTCTCGGACATGGTGACTACTGCACCGCTTTCCAGATCCGTCAGCGCAAGACTCGGTTTCGGGGAAGCAACGAGGCTGCGGATCGACTGCGTACTGTCTCAGGTCCCACACCCCTCGCGTTGCTCGACGACTTCATGGTCAAGCATGAGACTCAGCCCCCTCGGCAGGATGCATCGGAGAACCGTTCATACACATGGACAGCTCCCCCCGGTGAGTGGTACGACGCTTCTCAGTGGTCGGACACGCTAGACTCGGCAGGTGAGTGGCTCGATCACATTACCAACGCTCGATCTGGTACAGTGGCGAAGCCTCTACATAAGCCAGTGAACTGGCCTGCCAAGCACGCAGACTGGATCCGCATCATCGGCGGTGGAGAGTGGCAGTTCTTCCGTACGTCGTACACGATTCCGAGTGGTGGCAAACTGGTCAAGATGTACCTCACCGCAGATGAGATCTGCCGAGGGTTCCTTGACGGTGACATGGTTATCTCGAGAGATGAAACTGAGAACGGTTACGAGAGCTTCGGCACATACAAGACCTTCCTCCCTGCCGGCACTCACTATTTCTCAGTGCTCATGCGTTCCAAGGCCACGCCGGGCGGTGACGGCGTCGACGCGTTCCTGTTTGCGCTCTGTTCGCTGAAGACGAATGGCAAGGTCGATCAGGTACTGCGCACGAGTAGCACAGGAGGGGCATGGGTTGGTCACGGGGGACTGCCTGCTCCAGGGTGGCGCCAAGCCGAGATTCTCCGCTCGCAGGTGTTCGAGGCTCAGGCTCGAGGGAACGAATCGGCAAACATGCTTACGGTCGACTTCACCAAGAACGTAGACTCAACTGGAGCAAGCTGGACTACTGAAGTTAGCCGGAGCATGAGGATCGGTACATCCATCCTTGACTCTCAGGCTCAGTTGAGTGAGCTGGGTAACTTCGATGTCTGGGTCAAGCCGCATGACTTTAAACTCCAGGCGTTTATCCGCAAGGGTGCTGACATGTCCAACTCAGTGACCTACGAGCCAGGGCGAAACCTGCTCGACTGGGATGTCGACGAGAATGATCGGGTTAAGAATACAGCCTTGGTCAAGTACGATGGAGGCTGGGTTGAGTACAGCGCGCCCACCTCGATCACCAACTTCGGGCACAGAGAGGTTCTCATATCTCTGAACAGTGCTGCGGATGACGAGACAGCTGCTGCAATCGCAGGGGCGCACATCGAACGCCGCAAGCACGCACGGAAGCGCGCAGGTGCTGCACCCGAGATTGACAAGAACCAGGATGACCAGCCGACTGCCTCTGTTGTCCTATCACCTGGCGCGGTACCCGGCATCGACTACCGTGCGGGTACACGACTCAAAGTTCCTAGTGGTACTGGAGTACATGCAGTCCAGCGGATCATCGGTCTTACCTGGGCTGAGGATAATGAGACAGGGCTCATCACAATCGACCCCGAGTTTGCGGAGGAAGAGTAATGGCTGACGAGTGGCGCCCAGAACCGCTGCCTGGCGAGCGGACTGCCCGATGGGTCCGGAACACCTTTGTCGGTGGGCTCGAAGGTGAGTCACCTAACCCTAGCCCTGTCATCGCCACTTACTCGGAGCAGCAGGCTCAGATGAACGGGCAAGATGCTACTGAGGCTAGCCCTCCGATTCTTTTTGCCTACGACTCCATGATCGTGCCGTGACATGACTGTTCTTAAGCTTAGCTACGTCCCCATTGAGTTCAGCGAACATGTGTACCTCAATGGTCTTGAGATCCAAGGTGACCAGTTCACGGTTGACTATGATCTTGCCAAGGTCACAACCCTACCAGCTGCAGATACTCGGAGTGGGGACAAGCTTGAGTGTCGCTATGCTCACTACGGAGATACTGTTCCTCAAATTGATGGTGTCTTCGTCCAACGTAACTTCGGGGGTTCGTTCAGTAATACCACCGCCACTCTCGATACTTACGCTCATACTGCTGGTAATCTGTTGGTTGGGATGTTTGGCGCCAACTTCGGTGACATTGCGGCAAGTCCAGGAGACGGTTGGATTCCTGCTGGTCCTGCTACTTACAATAGCTATGGGCACGTTGTCCGATGGTTCTACAAGGTTGGTAGTGGCTCGACTTCTTCTGTAAGCCCCGCATTGTCTGGACTCACCTGGTATTGCTGGACGATGTTTGAGTTTGGGGGCGGACTTACCTCTGTCTCGGACATAGTAACGCAAATTGGGTCAGGTCTTAGTCACACTCTGCCTGCGATCGGCTCGTCCGGTCGGTTGCTCCATTCCTTTGCGATTGCCCCCGGTAACAGCGGTATCAGTGCTTCTCCTTGGCCTCGATCTGGAGACACTACCGTCACAAGTACGTCTTGGGGTAACAGTAACGACTTCTGGCATTCTACTGGTGTCGGTAACAATGGTGCTAGTAGTGTAACTACTAGTGCTACTGCTGAGACCATTGCATCTACTTTGGCCCTAGACTGATGACCTGGATGAGGTTCGTATGACTAAGATTCGCCCAAGCCAGATCGACCCGAAGACAGGGAATGCGGACAAGTTTGTCCGGGTCAACTCTGCCGGCGACGAGGTCATCTTCACGAGCTTCGGTACGACAGCAGGAGATGCCGAGTTCATCCGTGACACTATCGGTGCAGCTCTTGTTGCTGGAACTGGTGTCACGCTCACGGTCAATGACGCGGGCGACACGATCACGTATGCGATAGATACCGCTACGGAACTCGAGAGGATGATGGATTTCCTCGGAGGCGTCACGACTGCTGGCAAGGGCCTTGTCGCAGGGACAAACATTACCCTGACTTACGACGATGCCAATGACAAGATCACCATCGCTGCATCCGGTGGAGGCTCAGGCCACACCATCAAGGACGAGGGTACGCCGCTGACGGCTCGCGCGGCTCTCAACTTCGTTGGGTCTGGGGTTACTGTCACAGACGATGGCTCAGCCAACACCATTGTGACTATCCCCGGCGGTGGCTCGTTTGACTTGAACACAGTCTGGAAGGGCCTCTGGACAGCAGGAGGTACTTATGCAGTTGGCGACTTGGTCTATGCCGCTGGAGACACCTGGCTGGCAACGGCTGCTCATACCCCCGGTACCTTACCCACTTTCGTTCAGCAGTCGGCTACGGCCGAAGTTAACGGTGGCGGAACGCTCACCGCTCACGGATCTGGAGCTATCGGGGATACTCAGCTCCTGACGATCGCCCGACATGCTTCATACGGAGTTACTGCTACCCCCTCGGGTTGGACCTTGGTGGGTTTCTATTCAACCACCCACTCTGGCCTGTCTCTCTTCAAGAGAGCTATCGACGCGGGAAACATCTCATCCAACGTCAGTGTATCTTGGGCTGATAACGGGCGGATGGAGCTCAGAACCTACCGCAACGCACCCACGATGACCGTTACTAATGGCACTGGGCGATCTTCGCCTGCGGTTGTCGTCAGCGGCTTGCTCGTTCGCATTGTGGCCTCGTCGGTGTCCAACGCGCTCGGCAGCCCATCTTCGAGCACCCTTACTGCGGACGCTTCCTTGGTTAACAAGAGCGGTCCCTGCGGAGCAACATGGTTCGGGTTCTCAGTGATCGGAGATGACCCCACCGCGGCAGGCGCCACTACTCCCGGAAGAACAGCTTCGTGGACCTCGGGTGGCGGTTATACAGATTACACTCAGTGGATCGATGTTGACCTTACTGTAGCAACGGTGTTTAGTCCAACAGGCTGGGTGAAGCTCGCTCACTACGATGGACTTCCTCTTACCACCAAGGGCGACATCGTTGTTCGTTCAGCAACCGCGGATTCAAGATTGCCGGTGGGCACTGACGGTCAGGCCATCATAGCTGATTCTACCGTGCCGCTCGGAGTTAAGTGGGGTAGTGTTGCTAGCGGTGGTGGCTCTGGATCACCCGCTACTACTCAGCAGTCATTCTCTCCAAGCGCTGGTACAACTGCCCTGACCCTTTCAGCCACTCCCACGACCGGTACACTGAGAGTGTACAGGAACGGCCTGATTCAGCGCCTCACGACTGACTACACCCTCGCTGGTGCCGTCGTCACCCTTACTAGTGCATCAGTAGCCGGCGACACCTATCTTGCGGTGTGGGACGGCGGTGGGATGGCGGCTAACCCCTGGGTGAAGCGAGTTGATGCTACGCTTGCGACTGGAGCTTTGACGGGGTGGACTGCTGGCGCTGGTACTTGGACGGCTGAGGTCGACCGGTTCCGGCAAGCATCAACTACGGCAGCAGTGCAGCGACTGATGTACAACACCAGGCTGAACCAGGCCATGATCGTCGCTGAGTGTGACATCCGAGTCGACTCTAACCCCAATGTCAACTCTCGAGCAGGGTTTGTGTTCGGTACCCCTTGGGCAGCTGATGGTGGTGAGGGTTTCCTAGTCGACTTG